GATTCTGACCCGCGTTTTGTGCCCGTGGCTAACATCTCATGGATGGGACCGCTAAATTCTGCCGATATGGGGGTAAAAGAGACCCCAAAAAGGGGTCGAAAACCCAAAATTGAGGCGGTAGCCGATGAGCCAGCAAAACAAGCAGTATGATGCGCGTCAGGTACTAAAAGAGTACCTAAAACGGCATGGTGACCTGTCCGAGCTACGGGATGAGAACCCAAATGCCGAAAAACGCTCATTTGCTTGGCATAAGCACCTCTTACCGCAGCAAATGGAGTACTTGCAGGACGAATCGCGCCTGAAAACGGCCCTTTGCAGTCGTCGAGCGGGTAAGACTTATGCTTCTTGCTATTATCTCATCGAAACATGCATGAAATTCGCGGAATCGACGTGCGCATACATCGCATTGACCCGTTCGAGTGCAAAAAAGCTCATGTGGGCCGAATTGCAGCGTGCAAACCGCAAATATTACCTGAATATCCACTTCAACAACTCAGAATTGACCGCGACCTTCCCAAATCACAGTCAAATCATCCTCACGGGTGCCAATGATGAAGCTGATATTGATAAACTGCGTGGCCTTAAATATCAGTTGGTTATTCTCGATGAGGCCGGGTCTTTTGGTCGCCACATTGATGCACTGGTTGAAGAGGTACTCGAACCGGCGCTAATTGACTGCGATGGCACCCTGGCAATGATTGGGACTCCCACTGCAAGCTGCTCAGGATTTTTCTATGAAGCATCGACAGGACTTCGGCCCGGATTCAGTCAGCATCACTGGACCATTCTTGAAAACTCATACATCCCACACGCTGGAGAGTATCTCGACAAGAAGCGCGAGTCCAAAGGGTGGGGAGATGACAATCCAGTATACCTGCGAGAGTGGTGCGGAAGGTGGGTTAGGTCAGACGATTCGCTTGTGTACCGATATCACAGCCACAACATTGTCGATGGCCTCCCCGACGACCATGATTTCGAATACATCCTTGGGGTCGACCTCGGATATCACGATGCAACTGCCTTCGTCGTCATGGCTTATAGTCGAGACCTACCGTATGTCTTCATCGTCGACTGCCAAAAGCAATCCAAGATGCTGCCAACCGACATTGCAGAGCGAATCGGTGATCTTGCCGACGAGTACGACTTCACCAGAATCGTCGCCGACACTGGTGGATTGGGTAAGTCTATTGTTGAAGAGTTTAAGGTTCGCTACGGGCTCCCTATTTACCCGGCGGAAAAAACCAAGAAGATGAGCTACATCGATATGATGAACTCTGACTTGGCTGATGGCATCCTCAAGGTAGTACAGGGGTCTGACATTTTAGACGAGTGGCAGAATCTTCAATGGGATGAAGACCACCGCAAAGAAGACGGACGTTTCGAGAACCACCTTGCAGATGCTGCGCTTTACGCTTGGCGAGAGTGCAGGCACTATAGATACGAGGCACCAATAGAGCCTCCTAAGTATGGTACTCCAGAGTATTGGGAGATGATTGAGGACAAGCATTGGGCTGAGTCAGCAAAGAATCTCGACCGTAACGAATCAGATAGATGGTGGGCTGCAGGCACATCGATTGAGAGGCTGCAATGATAGGCAAGAGCGCGTACATGGATCAAAAGTTTTGGTGGGAATCCGGAGAAGACAACCCGCAGGAGTTAATTTACTCTCTACTGGAGAACCTCAAGGATCGAATTGAGACACGCGCAGACCATGATATTCTGCACTTGTCGCTATTTGAGAACTACTATAATAACGCCCTAAACCCCGCAGGATACAAGACAGGCACACTTTTCGATGATGACCGCGTTACCTTTAACGTGATTGCATCGTGCTGCAACACGGTCACGGCTAAGATTGCCAAAACAAGACCGCGTCCAATCTTCCTGACCAGCGGCGGGGACTTCAGTCTCAAGCGTAAGGCTAAGCTGCTAACTAAGTTTGTTGACGGGATGTTTTACCAAGTCGATCTTTACAACGTCATGCAGCGAGTATTTCTCGATAGCTGCGTCTTCGGCACCGGTGTTCTTAAGGTGTTCATTGAAGACAACCAGGTCAAGGTAGAGCGCGTCTTCCCTAGCGAAATTATCGTCGATGAGTATGAGGCGCGCTATGGTGATCCTCGCTCTATGTTCCAGCGCAAGGTCATGCCTCGCGAAGTGGTGGCAGGACTGTTTCCGAACCATCAAGAAGAAGTAGCTGCAGCAGCGCCATGCGACCCAGAGGACCGTAGCTATAACACCGGTGATATGATTGAGGTCATCGAGGCGTGGCATATTCCGTCAGCAAAGGGCGCGGATGATGGTCGACATGTTATCTGCATCGACAATGCGACGCTATTCGATGAGAAGTATACTAAAGACTACTTTCCCTTTGTAACTCTTCGTTGGACGCGTCGTATGCTGGGTTACTACGGTCAAGGTCTGGCTGAGCAACTCCGTGGCATCCAAGCAGAGATTAATCAACTGCTTCTCAACATCCAAGAGCAGATGAATCTTGCGACACCAAAGGTGTTCTTGGAGCGCGGGTCACAGGTAGCCAAAGAGCAGATTAACAACCAGACTTGGGGCATCATCGAATACGAAGGTCAGCCACCGCGTTTCTTCGTGCCGCAAACTGTGGCGGGCGAAGTGTTTAGCCACCTCGACCGACTCTACAACCGAGCGTATGAAATTTCCGGTATCAGTCAGTTATCTGCGACAAGTCTCAAGCCTGCGGGTCTAGAGTCTGGTGTTGCTCTGCGTGAGTACAGCGACATTGAGACCGAGCGTTTTGTCATTGTCGGCCAAGCATACGAGGCGGCGTTCCTAGAGGTTGCGCGTCAGATGATTGACCTGGCTAAAGATGTATCTGAGCAAGGTAAAACCTACGAAGTTATTTCGTATGGCGATAAAGACATAGAGAAGATAAAGTGGTCGGAAATTAAACTGCGTGAAGACCAGTATCGGATGAAAGTTTATCCGGCGAGTCTTCTCCCGACCACGCCAGCCGCACGCTTGCAGACAGTCATTGAAATGTCTCAGGCAGGTTTGCTTGATAAAGCGGAGACTCGCAGTCTTCTCGATTTCCCTGACATTGAGCAATACAACCGCTTGGCTACAGCGCCTCTTGATGAGGCTGAGATGTTGGCAGAAGAGATTTTAGAGAAGGGCAAATATCACCCACCTGAGCCTTTCAGTAACCTCCAACTTCACCTACAGTTCTTTCAGCGGGCTTATATTGAAGCAAAGATAAACGGTGCCCCGGAAGATCGTTTAGCTATGATGCGTCAATATATGCAGAGTTGCTTTCAGCTACTCCAGCCACCGGCCCCACCTGTCGCTGCCATGCCAGGAGGAACCCCAGCCGCCGGTGGTCCCGCCCCTACCGAACTAACGCCTACGGCAACACCGCCGAAGGAAGCCATTGATGCGCTGGCAGAAGCAGAATTGCCAGCCCCACAAGTAACTGGTGCCGCGCAAGAAGGTGTGCCAGTTTAAGGAGAGAATATGACTGAAGAGGGTGCAGTTGCAGAAACAGAAGTTCAACCAGTTCCTGATATGGGAGAATCTTCTGGAGGAATTGATGGGGGAGCCTCTGGAGGAGATGACGTTTCACATGAAACAACTGGAGCGGATGATAATCACGATGGAGTGGCGAGCAGCAATGCAGGAACTCCGCCCGAACCAGCGCCCGACCCATTCAGCAGGCGATTTGCCCAACTAGCCCGCGAGCAAAAGAAGTTGCGCCAAGAGCGCGACGAGATGAAGCGTATTCAGCAAGAGCTAGATGCACGCAAAAGTACGGTCTCATCGTTTGATGACCTACAGCGACTTGCCCGTGATAACCCTTACGAAGTCATGCAGAAGCTAGGGCTAGACTACGAAGCTCTTAGCCGACAAGTCCTACAAGATGGCGAAATTACCCCTGAGCAAAAGATGGCGGGGGAGATGAAGCGCCTTCGAGACGAGATTGACGCCATGAAAGCGGAGCGAGCGGAGCTTGTGAAGCAGGAAGAGGCGAAGAAATATCAAGACACCTATGGCCGTTTTGTTGACGAGATTAAAACTTTTGTGGACAATACAAATGAGTTCGACTTCGTTAAGGCAAATAACGCCTATCACGTCGTCGCTGAGGTAATGCAAGAGCACTACAACAGCACGCAAGACGTTATGAGCTATAACGAAGCTGCTAAGATGGTTGAAGACTACTACGAGGCTGAAGCAGAAAAGTATCTCGCAGTACCGAAACTAGAGCAGCGGCTCAAAGAGCGATACGCTCCAGCGAAAACAGAGCCCGTGGCTGGGCAAGCAGAAGAAGAAGCTCAGGCTTCTGAGAAAAAGCCACCGAAAACATTAACAAATACCCAGGTGCAAAGGGCACCAGGGGATAAGCCCGCGAAGCTTAGCCGCCAGCAGTCTCTTGATTTGCTAGTTAATAAGTACGGGTCTAGTCTGTTTCGCTCGGAGTAAGACGTGCTTGCTCCGATAAGGAGTAAGTTATGGCAACTTCATTAAATCTCGACAACGTCACCCAGGCGCTCAAAGAGCATTATAAGCCTTTGACCGTCAAAAATATGGTTTACAAGGACAACCCACTGCTCGCCCTCATGCCTAAGTATGAGCGGTTCGGCGGTGAGAATATGCCTGTTCCAGTTCAGTATGGTATCGCAAACCGACGCTCTGCTGACTTCGCAACCGGTCAAGGTCTGAATACAGCAACTGAGCTTGCACGGTTCGTCCTTACCCGTGTTAAGGATTACTCATTCGCTAGCATCACTGGCGAAACCATCAAGGCTACCGAAGGCGCAGCGGATGCGTTCCTTAAGTATGCGACTCTTGAAATCGACGGCGCTATCCAGTCGCTTACTCGGTCTCTTGCTGTTGCTATGTATGCAAATGGCTCTGGTTCACTTGGCACTGCTAATATCAAATCAGGCACCACCTTGGAGATGATTAAAGAAGACCAGATCACCAACATCGAAGTTGGTATGGAACTCAACTGTTCAGGGACAGCAACAGGCGCGATTCGCGCAGGTACAACCATGGTTGTGCAAACTGTTGACCGTGACGCAGGCGAATTCACCGTAGATAACGTCGGCGCGTTTGTTAACGGCGATCACATCTTCCAGCGTGGCGATGCGCAAAACAACGGAACTGCCAAAAAGGTCTCTGGTCTTGAAGCATGGCTTCCATCAACCGCTCCAGTTCCAGCAGATCCTCTTTTCTTTAGTCAAAACCGAAGCAAAGACGCTACTCGTCTTGGCGGCATCCGTTTCGACGGCTCTGCTCAGCCAATCGAAGAAGCTCTTATCGGTGCTGCTAGCCGCCTCGCTCGCGAAGGTGGATCACCTAGCCACTGCTTCATGAACTTCGCAAACTTTGCAAACCTTGAGAAAGCTCTTGGTTCAAAGGTTGTTTACGACAAAGTAAGCAGCGACGACGCAGATATTGGCTTCCAGTCCTTGACCCTCATTGGGCCAAAAGGACCAATCCAAATTGTTGCTGACCAGAACTGTACTCCTGACGTTGCATACTTGCTTCAGTTGGACACATGGACTCTTAACAGCCTTGGCGCTGCTCCACACATTCTTGACCTTGATGGCAACCGTATGCTTCGCGAAGCATCTGCGGACGCTTACGAAGTTCGAGTTGGTTTCTACGGAAACATTGGCTGCACCGCACCTGGCTACAACGCTCGCGTTAAGCTAGCATAAGGAGATTAGTACAATGGCAAGTCAATCATTTTTCGATCTAGAGTGCTCTAATCGTAGCGTAAAACTTGTTGCAGGACGTTTTGACGTTGGTGGCTCAGGCGCAATTACCACAAAGTTTGGTATCGGCTGGAGTGCTGCTAAAACAGGTGTGGGTGACGGTGAGTACACCATCACTCTTGATAAGTCTTACACGGGTTTGCTTCATGCCAGCACCATGCACTTTGACTTGGGTGCTGGAACCGACGAGTTTCAAATTGTTGTTATTGCAGAGGATGTTGCTAACGCAACAACCCCAACTGTAAAACTCCAATGCGTAAACACAGCCGGTGGCGCAGCTAATATCCCATCCGGTGACGATTTCAGCTTTTGCCTCTATCTCCTGGATGGCGAAGTAAGCTAAGGAGGTAAGTTATGGCTAACAGAACTTTTCAAGATGTGCAGGCGGTTAGTCGAGAGGTAAAAATTCTCGCCACGACTATTAGCGGTGTTAATAGCGGTACTTGCACTGCAACACCTAGCCTTGGCATCTCAGAGGTAAAGCAAAATGCTGGAGACGTGACTATCACGTTGGAAGATAAGTACTATCAACTGCTTTGTGCTCAAGTCACTTTAGGTGACAGCGCAACTGGTCCAGGTGCTCTGACTGCGGCAAAGATTAAAAGTGCAGATGTTAATGGCGCTAAAACTGTTGTTATCGATACGACGGGAGCAGCAAATGCCAACGATCAACTGCACGTAACTTTGTTCCTTAAGAACACCAGTGTGCCAAACTGATGAAGGGCAAGGGCAAAGGTCTTGCGGTCATGATTCTGGAGAAAGCCAAAGGCAAAAATGCTGAAGGCTCTTCAGATGATGATTACAGCAAGGCAAAAGAAGATGCGGGCAAGCGTATGGCTATGGCCATCAAGGAAGAAGACGGCAATGCGTTCGTCGAAGCTCTTGATGACTACCTAGACATGCGCATGTA